ATTAAATTACTACTCCGTTTTCCCACGCTTGGTGCAGTAATGTTTTAGCCGTCTGCATTAGTGCAATAATTAGGCCTATAGGCCTATTATTACTGCACCTACATGCTCCCCAATACTGCACTAGTGCAATAAGGGTTACTGCACTAACTTCAAAAGGGTTCATTTGTCACCTTTTTGCTGAATAAACCATCGCTCGATTCCTCAATAAATCCGTCATCCTTAGCTTGCTTAATGCGGGACTTAGCCTGACGTTCCTGTAGCCCGGTCACCTTCTGCACATAGGCTACCACTTGGCTGTATTTAGCCCCTTCGGGTAGCTTGCCCCAATCAATCGCACTGGCTTTACGACCTACCGTCTTTTCAGGTGCGCTTGATTCGATCCACGCCAGCCCCACTTGCGAATGCTTTAGGTGAACACACGGCTGGACGTTAGACGCTATGAAATCGCTCGCAGTGCGGTTAGGACGCAACCCAGACCGCTTCCCGCGCTTGGTCACCTCTAGCTTGTAGGTGTACGTGCCTTCCTCATCCTGGCCGCAAGGCGCTAGGGTTAATACGCTCCGCGCCCAGTTGGTCAGCTCTGACGATCCGAATCCGCTGTAGGCTTTATCGTGGCCCTGATAGCCGCTGCCGTCCCGCGTCGGCTTAGGCGTGTGGTGCATCAGCATCCATGCAAACCCACCGGCTAGAGCCAAAGGGTTAAGCAAATTGCGCAGGAATCCGCCAGCCGTCTCTTGGCTCGATAAATCGCCACCGATGAACGCCAGCAAAGGATCTACCCAGGCTAAGTGCGGTTTATGTCTTTCTGCCAGTCTGCGCATGCGATCTACGAACCGTTCGCCCGTAGAGGTGCAGTCACGCACGATGACTATGTTTTCTTTAACCATCTGCAGCTCGTCTGGCGTTAAATCTAAGGCTTTTAAAATACCCTGCAGCGCCTCTGCCACGTCGCCCTCATCGTTCTCGGCCTGTACGATCAGCGACTTCAGCGGCTTACCGTGTGGCGATATGCCAAACAGATCACGACCGCACGCCCAAGTAATCGCGGCCTGTAAGCACAGCACGCTCTTACCCAGCCCACTACTACCCACCCACAGCGCCGATCCGCCACGACAGATCCACCGCTTGCCTAGCAGCTGCGTCGGGTCGCAATCCTCTTTAAAGTTTACCAAATCCTCCCACTTGTACGGCTCAGGCAAATCGCCATACATCGTGCGCTCCTGCCATTCGATGTAGGTCAGCGTCGGTGCGCCACACTCGACCAACTCCTGCTGCTGGCCAGTAGCGGTACGCATGGCCCCTGGCAACCGAGACAACCGGCCGGCGTCCTTGTTGGCGCTGTCAGGCTTCGAGTGTTCGAGGTGCTTGTAAATAAAATCTACACGCTCGGCAAACTCCTTGGCATTGGCCGCCCTCACGTCCACCCACGCATGCAGGCTCCGAGCACCGCTCTTAATGATCGACGACGTAGGCAATCCACTGCGCTTAATAATGGCCCACTGCTCCTGCAGAGTGCTTTCATCAAACTCAATTAGGCAGTGGCGAAACTTGGTAATCGATTCGGCTTTGCGGTTCTTACCGTTGTTCGCGTTAATCGACACGTAGACGCCCACTGCATCGCCTTGCCACGTTGCCAACCCGTCGCCTTTAAACAGCTCCAGCCATTCTTCACGGGTGCGAGTCTCGCCCGCACCGTCCGGCCGCTCGCGGTCGCCGTCCTTAATCGATCGGCAGATGTTGATACTATCGCCCACGTCGAAGCAGGTGGTTAAAAACTTATCGACTGGCCCGCTCTCCACGCTGATCGGCATCGGCGGCACTGGCAGATCCTCCCGCACGATCGCCCCGTTCTGATAGCCGTACTTGGCTTTCGGCCGCCACGCCTCCCTAGCTGGCTTGCTGTAAGCGGATTTTACGGCTGCCACGCATTCATTCTGCGTTAGCCCATTCTTAAAGCCCCAGATCTCGGCCTCTGACTCCGCATCAAACTGCGACAAGCCCTGGTCACGGAATTGCAACGCCATGCGGAACAGTTGCGTGTTGCGCTCACCTTCCGGCGCACCGTTGTGGTAAACGGCCTCGGTGGCTGGGGGCAGTGCAATCATTTTTTGGCAAACCCTTCCAGCGCCTTGACGATGACGTACTCGATCACCGCTTCGGGGTCTTTCTTTAGCTGCTTCAGCCCAAATGCGTGGAGAGCCTTTGCCGTTTTGGCGTCATAGGTTACGTCGACCAGAATCTGCTTGGGCGCAGGGCGTGCTTTGCCAAAAGTAATTTTACCTAGATCCTTCATTTGCTTTTCCTCCTCTTTTTGCATGATGCAAATTGCCTAATATTTACTTTGTTAATATTAATTTTCCCGCGCGATTTTGTTGCATGTATATCAAGACTTAAATATGAGTTTTTATCTGTTTTTTCACGTGGCTTCACTTCTTTCCAAATTTCAAAGTTCTTGTCGCACTCGACCGACCAGAGCATCAGTTTCTGATAGAGCGATCCGGCTAAGCCCCAGCGGCACAAAGTCCTGCTAACCAAGTCTCCTAACCAGTATAGAAGCCACGACAAAGCCCTCATTTTTTCTTCTCCGCGTCTCGCTTCTGGTACGTCTGCGCCCGCTTCAGCAGCTCCTTGGCGATATGCAGCGCCATATCCAGCCGACTGCGTGCTATGACCAACCGGCCGTCGATCAGGCTTTTCTTCGCCCGCTCAAGGATTTCGATTTGCCAGGTTAAACGCTTTACGCTCACCACTGCCCCATTCCCCAGCGCATGCGATTGGCGCGGGCCTCTCGCACACAGTTGGCGTACTGCTCCGGCGTGTATGTTCCAATGACGCGGGCGGAGAACATGGTTAATAGTTCCTGCAGGCTCACAGCACCGCCTTCGGCAGCGGCCCCGCCAGTTTGTAGTGGTACTTGCGGGCGTCGTATTCTAGCGGGTAGCCAAAGAAATCTCTGAGCAAGTCGATGTCCCGCTGAATCGTTTTGTAGCTACATTCAAGCTCTACGCCCAACCGGGCAGAACTGGGCAGGCACAGATCCCGGCGCAACTTACCAACGATCACGCCCAAGCGGCGGAACGTCGGCCGTGTATCGCCAAGGCCCGCAGCCCGATTGCGTTTAGAAGCGAACGTGGCGGCTTTCGTGCTCACTTTATCACCTCCACCATCGCGACCTTCGGCAACCGCATCGCGTTAAACTGCTTCTCACTTGCGGCAAACACGTCCACCACCGGCAACTTGCCTCCGCTTGCCTTCTTGCTTTTTACGGCAGTACCAGTATCCACGGCCACCCACTCACGCTTTCCGTTTAGGATGCGGATCTTGCTCCACAGCGGAATGATGTCTGGGTCGACGGCGCAGTGACGGCCAGCCCGCAGGCGTGTGCCGGTGCTCGATTGATATCGACTGCTCCACTCATCCTCGCCCGGCCAGTAGCCGGTAATTCGCACCTTGATCTTCTTCACGTCGATCTTCTTAGCGATCGGGCGCAAGTCGATGAGTGCGTTGCCTAGCTTTGTGGTTGTGAATCCCAATAGGGCGATGAACGAAAGCAGCATCCTCATAGCCCGCTCCTTATCCGATCGATCAGATCGTTCTCGCGTGCCTCGCTAGCCGCCAGCGCTGCCTTGGCCTCCGCTAACTGCCGGGCAAGCGATCGCACGCGGTTTAGCAACTGGTCGTGGGTGGTTTCGTCTGGCAGTACCTCAATCATTCTGCACCTCGCGTGGATCGTACTTTTTCAGCCAGCGCCACACCTTGCAGATGGACGTGAACGCATCAAATGCCTGGGCAACCTGTTCGGCGGTGTAGCGGATCTCCTGCAACTGGCCAGTGACTGGATCGATCAGAATGTTTCGGCAAGCCATCCCCTCGTCCGTGAAAGCGTACGCATAGGCGCTAAGCTGGAGCAGATCGGTTTCGTAGCCTGCCGCCTTGCCGTTCTTAAATTTGCGAGTCTTAAAATCTACCACCTCAATTACGCCGTGGATGTCGGCGATCAAATCCACTCGGCCTGCGTAGCCTTCGGCCTCATTGACTAGAACAGACTCGCTTTCATGCACCTTAGTCACGCAACACTCACGCCATTCTTTTAGCCCCGCATAGTGCTCCTCGTAGCCTTTTACAAGCTCACCCGGCTCCTCGCCGTTAATTATGATTTCAGCCAGGGAATGGATGTGTGTTCCCCTGGCAGCTGCGGCCTCAGTTTCCTTTCTGCTGTCCAGCACTGCTCGCTTGGCAAAGTCGGCCAAAGATTCGCCCTCAATGTGTGGCAAAGTTAGCGATGACGACATCGCCTGCTCCACTTGCCAATTTATCAGCCCAGT